GGGCGTTCGCGCTGGCGGCGCAAAAACCGGGAGCCGGTCGCGGTCGTTGGGCGGGGCCGCCGCGGGGCGGCCGGGGTTTCGGGGCGGCGGGCTTTTCCCCCGCCGGCAACGCCAGTTTCGCTCTGGTCGGGCAAAAAAGCAAGCCACAAAACGGCGAACAAAAAAAGACTTTCCGTCGCCCAAACGTCGCCGTTTCGTAAAAACTGGCTTTTTCGCGCGTTATAAGGAAGCGCGCCGTTCCGGCCGGCCGCGCGGCCGGAAAAGCCCTGGGCCGGGCAAAGGCGACCGCCGTTGTCGGCTTTCGCACTTCGCCGTGAAGAAGTCCGGGCGGCCCAGTCGGCTTTTGGGCGGCCCCAAGGGGGGATCGAATCTCTGGAAGCCCCTGTCTGGAGACCGCCGCGCAGTTTTGCGCGAAAGTCCGACAAATCCGGGGCCCGGGGTATCGAACCCGAATTATGCGTGTTTTGCCATAGAAAGGGTCATGGACAGAAATGACAAAAGTAAAGAAAACGCTTGAAGCCGGCAAGAAATATGGTCATCTCGAAGCACTTTACGAAGCACCACGAGGGAGACACGGGGAGCACAGATTTATCTGTCGCTGCGATTGCGGGCATATTGGAAATTTTATCGTATATCCAGTATTAAACGGTAAAACGAGGCATTGTCGAAAGTGCGCCCCGCATTCAGGCGGATATCCTGAGCCTGATCTTGTCGGGAAAACATTGAACGGATGGTCAATCATCAATAAGGAAAATAAGGTTCGAACATCAAATGGCTGGATTTACTATTTTCGCTGCCAGTGTCTGCGGTGCGTGAACGAATCTGTTTTAAACGCAGGGCAAATCTATAACAGTAAGTCAAACCGCTGTGGGAAATGCGGCCCAATGTATCATTTTCGCATCTATGGGGACAGCAAGTCAAGCGGCAATAAAACGGGATATATTGGCGTGTATTTTAGCCGAAGCAATCAGCTGTATGAGGTGAAAGTAGGCTATAACAACAGGAGAATCAGGCTTGGTTCCTCCAAAGACGATCTGATTCTGCTCGTGCAAATGTATAACATCGCGGCAGAATATTTCTTTGGCGATTATGTTGGGGAATTGAATGATGTGCCGCCCCCAGCGCCGGAATTAGTGGAGAAGATCCTCTGGAAATGTAAAAAATACAAGGAAGCGTCTGTCACAGCGACAGGCGCTTTTACTATGGAGGAAAAGTTTGAAGACAGAAATGATCGTAAAAAAGCTGCCGGTTTCCATGATGAAACCCGCGAAATACAATCCCCGAAAAGACCTGAAGCCTGGCGATCCGGCTTACGAAAAGATCCGGCGCAGCCTGCATGAGTTCGGCTATGTGGATCCCGTCATCTGGAACGAGGTTACGGGCAATATCGTCGGCGGACATCAGCGCTACAAGGTGCTGACGGCGGAAGGCGCGACGGAGATCGACTGCGTGGTCGTTCACATCGAGAACCCGCAGGAAGAAAAGGCGCTGAACATTGCGCTCAATAAGGCGGTCGGCGAGTGGGAGCCGGTCGCCCTGGCGGATCTGCTCAATGAGCTGAAGCTCAGCGGCTATGACGTGGACGCGACCGGCTTTGACGCGGCGGAAATCGACGATCTGTTCAGCAGGGTTCACGATAAGGACGTAAAGGACGACGACTGCGACATCGACCCGGAGCAGGTAGAACCCTTCGTTCGGTCTGGCGATATCTGGCTGCTGGGCAGGCATCGGATGCTGTGCGGCGATTCCACCAGCGAAGTGGACGTGGCGCGCCTCATGGACGGCGATAAGGCCAATCTCGTCGTGACAGACCCGCCCTATAACGTGGCCTACGAGAGCGCGGATGGAAAGAAGATCCAGAATGACAGTATGGCGGACGGGCAGTTCTACGAATTCCTGCTGGCGGCGTTCCGCAACATGGCCGCGCATATGGTGGAGGGCGGTAGCGCCTACATTTTTCATGCGGATACGGAAGGGCTGAACTTCCGGCGCGCGTTCAAGAAAGCCGGATTTCATATCAGCGGCGTGTGCATCTGGGTGAAGAATTCGCTGGTGCTGGGCAGAAGCCCCTATCAGTGGCAGCATGAGCCGGTACTGTTCGGCTGGCTGCCCAACGGGAAGCACCGCTGGTTCGCGGATCGCAAGCAGTCCACCATCTGGAACTTCGATAAGCCCAAGCGGAGCAAGGAGCACCCCACCATGAAACCCATTCCGCTGCTGGCGTACCCCATTAAAAACAGCTCCGCACCCAACAGCATCGTGCTGGATCTGTTTGGCGGCAGCGGCAGTACGCTCATGGCCTGTGAACAGACCGACCGCATCTGTCGAACCATGGAGCTGGATCCAAGGTACGCAACAGCCATAGTAATGAGGTTCGCAAACGACTATGGAACAGAGAATATCCGGCTGCTGCGGAACGGCGAAGAACTGCCCTATGACGCGGTTGTTCCGCTGAACGGTGAACACGAATAAGCAAATTGATCTAAAGGCGTGGAAAGGAGGCGATTCTTATGGCGATGGCAGGAAGAAAGCCGAAGCCCACGGCACTAAAGGTGCTGGAAGGCGACCGGGGCAAGGGACGGCGGCCGCTCAACGAGCATGAGCCCGTCCCGCCCAGGGGCGGCGTAAAGTGCCCGTCGTGGCTGCTCCCCGAAGCGAAAAAGGAATGGAAGCGGCTGGCAGCTTCGCTGGAAGCCATGGGCGTGCTGACCATGGCCGACCTGACCGCCTTCGCCGGGTACTGCCAGGCGTATGCCCGATGGCGCGAAGCTGAAGATTTCATTACACAGCACGGCTCCATCTTCAAAACGCCGTCCGGGTATGTGCAGCAGGTTCCGCAGGTATCCATTGCCCAGCAGAACCTGAAAATCATGCAGTCTTTCGCCACGGAATTCGGTCTGACCCCGGCCTGCCGCGCCCGCATTGTCGCCAGCAGCGGTGCGGCGGAGAACGACGACGATCCCATGGCGCAGCTGCTGAAGGGCGGGTGGCAGGACGATGTTTGACGAGAAGAAAGCGCGGCGTGTCATCCGCTTTATTGAATGCCTGAAGCACACGAAGGGAGAATTTCACGGGAAACCCTTCAAACTGCTGCCCTGGCAGGAAAAAATTATCCGCGATGTATTCGGTACAGTCCGGGATAAAGACCCTTCCATGCGGCAGTACAATCAGGTGTATATCGAGATCGGCAAGAAAAACGGAAAGTCAGAACTGGGCGCGGCGCTGGCACTCAATATGCTCATTAACGACGATGAATGGAAAGCGGAGGTCTACTCCTGCGCCAGCGACCGTCAGCAGGCAGCTATCGTGTTTGACGTGGCGGTGGATATGGTCAGACAAAATCCCACGCTGAGTAAGCTGATCAAGATCATTCCCTCTACCAAACGTATGGTCTATCAGCCCACGGGCAGCATTTATCAGGTGCTTTCCTCGGAGGTTGCGACCAAGCATGGTCTGAACGTTTCAGCCTGCATTTTCGACGAGCTCCATACCCAGCCGACGCGCGCACTGTACGACGTGATGACCCAGGGCAGCGGCGACGCCCGCAAACAGCCCTTGTGGTTTTTCCTGACCACGGCTGGTACCGACCGCAATTCCGTCTGCTGGGAAGTGCACCAGAAAGCGCTGGATATTCTGGAAGGGCGCAAGCACGATCCGCGCTTTTATCCCGTAGTCTACGGACTTCCCGACGACGCGGACTGGCAGGACGAACAGAACTGGTACAAGTGCAATCCGTCGCTGGGCTATACGATCACCATCGATAAAGTAAGGGACGCCTATCATAAGGCGCTGGAAACGCCCGCGGATGAGAATATGTTTCGCCAGCTGCGCCTGAATCAGTGGGTGAAACAGAGCATCCGCTGGATGCCCATGGACAAATGGGACGAATGCGGCGGCGTTGTCGACCCATATCAGCTGGAAGGGCGTGCCTGTTACGCGGGGCTTGACCTTTCCTCCACCTCCGACCTGACAACGCTGGTGCTGGTTTTCCCGCCGAGAGATGAAAATGAAGCCTACATGGTGCTGCCCTTTTTCTGGCTGCCTGAGGATACCCTTGCACTGCGCGTTCGGCGGGATCATGTGATGTATGACGTGTGGGAAAAGCAGGGATTCCTTCAGACTACCGAGGGCAACGTGGTGCATTACGGGTTCATCGAGAAATTCATCTGCGAGCTGGGCGAAAAGTACAACATCCGGGAGATCGCCTACGACCGCTGGAACGCCACGCAGATGGTGCAGAATCTGGAGGACGACGGTTTTACCATGATTCCCTTCGGGCAGGGATTCCGCGATATGTCGCCGCCGACGAAGGAACTGATGCGGCTGGTGCTGGAACACAAGCTGGCCCACGGCGGGCACCCGGTGCTGCGCTGGAACATGGACAACGCCTTCGTGCGCACCGACCCTGCGGGCAATCTGAAGATCGACAAGCAGAAGTCCACGGAAAAGGTGGACGGCGCGGTGGCATTGGTCATGGCGCTGGATCGGGCGATGAAGAATCAGAACAGCGGCGGCTCCGTGTACGATGAAAGAGACATGATTTTCCTGTAAGCGGCGAAAAGAGCGCGAAACGCTTCAATTCGTCCCGATTTTGCACGGTTATTGCACCCAAACAGCTGAAAATAGGCAGAAAAGAGCACGAAATCATGGAGAAAACCGGTGCTCACTGCCGGAACAGGAGGTCATATGCCGCATACGCCCAAACGCCCCTGCCGCTATCCGGGATGCCCCAACCTCTGCGACAGCGGCGTCTACTGCGAGGTGCATCGCAAGGAATGGAGCCACGACGCTATCCGCGGCGGCGCGGCTGCGCGGGGATATGATGCACGCTGGCAAAAGGCACGAAAAGCTTTTTTATCCCGACATCCACTATGCGCGGATTGCCTGAAAAGCGGCACGCTGACCCCGGCGACTGTGGTAGACCACATCGTGCCTCATCGCGGAGATCGCGATCTTTTCTGGGATGAAAACAACTGGCAGCCCCTTTGCAAGAGCTGCCATGACCGGAAAACCGGGAAAGGGATGTAATTCATACTGGGATAAAATTGGCGGTTGCGTCAAAGCGCGAACCGTGGTATAATAAGGCCACGAAGGGAGTGAGCCTTATGACGCAATGCATTCCGATCCGCGATCTGAAGAATACCGCCGAGATTTCCGAAATGTGCAGAAAGTCCAATTCGCCCATTACGATCACGAAAAACGGTTACAGCGATATGGTGATCATGAGCGCCGAGGTATACGAGCGGATGCGGCTGTACTCGGTATATGAAAAGCTGATGCAGGCGGAAGACGACATCGCGGAAGGTCGGGTATTCGACGCGCACGATTCTATGAAGCGGCTGAGGGCGAAGTATGGGCTATAAGATTCTGCTCACGGAATCCGCCGAAAAGGATCTGGACAAAATTGTCGGGTATATTGTGGAGAAGCTCTGCAACCCGACCGCTGCTGTGGAACTGCTCAGTGCGATTGACGCGGCTTATGCGCGCCTGGAAGAAACGCCTTTTCTGTATGCGCAGTGCCAGCATAAACTGTTGTCCAGATGCGGTTACAGGAAGGCGTTCATCCGGGGCTATCTGCTGATCTACCGGGTCGATGAGGAGCAGCGCACCGTTTACATCGAGCGCTTCTTCAGCGATATGGAAGATTTTGAACAAAAATTATGAAGAATCACATACGCATTAACGGTCAGCTGCTTCAGACAAACAAGAAGTGGAGTCATCTGAAGGAGAAACAGAAGACCTGGATCATGGAAACCGCCAGACGGGAATACGACCGCTTCGTGCGGGAGCGAGGGAAGCTGCCGGTACACGGCTCCAAGCAGCAGCTGAACGAGCATATCTATGAGATGATCGAAGCGAAAGGAATCTGGATCCCCTATGGGGAAGTCAAACGAGCGCTGGACGCAAGGATCGCTCGCTGGAATCGTACTGCGGAGCGTGAGAACACAGAGAAGCCTGGAGAAGGAAAAGAACCAGGCAAAGATCATCCTGTGAACGAATAACCCTTTCATCAGCAACAAATCCATAACTTATCTGAGGCGCTTTGGCACTGAGTCGAAGCGCCTTTTCCATGCCCTTTTTTGACGTGATAAGGAGCAAACACATCATGAAAAATCCATTCGCATCGCTGTTCCGTGCACGGGATAAGCCCGGAAGGAACGAAAAAACGACGGACAGCGTCAGCTCCGCCGCCACCTTCTATTTCGGCTCCAGCGCGTCCGGAAAAT